CGCGTGTGGTCTTACAGGTAGACTCCACTTATGTGGTGGTAAGTTGTAGTCGTAATTTCTTGGTGGAAATGACTTAGTACTTTTATTGTCTGGAGGGGTATTACCAACCAGGTCGCTGTACTCTTTTAAAGCTGTATTCTCTAGAGTTTTGCCAAGAAGAGTTAGCCCAGCTCCAACAGCGAGTCCAGGTATTCCACCAATTTTTAGTATTCTAGCTCCTCGTTGTAGTCCAACACCTATTGCTTGACGGTTGAGGCCAGAGCCGACGACCGTGGAGGCTGCAACAAGTCCAGCAGCTGTAGGTGCTGCTGATGAGGCAGCGCTTCCAGCAGTTGTTGAGACTACGCTAGCTGTAGCTAGATTGTTAATTCTTTTTAAGGCGTCAGCTTTCTTTACTGTCTCTTTTTTTACAGCGCCTGTTTTTTTCTGTAAGGATGCTCGTCCTATATTATACATTAGTTTTTAGCCGCCTTATCTAGAGTTTCTGAATTTGATAGAGCCGCCTTTAGAGCTGCAATATTGTCTTGTGCGCTTCCTCCACCAGATAGGTTTACGGTAACACCGCCATAGTTATAGGTTGTCGACCCTACTTGAGATGTAGTTTTTAATGCTGGGCTTGACATAGATGTAAAGCCTTTTAATAAATCTGACACTAAGTTTCTGTTACTTGACCCATCTTGAGTAAACAACTTAGACCAACTAAACTTGCCACTATCCTTGCCGTCACTCTTAGCTGAGGCAGAGGAGAAGGTAGACCTGTCTGAGCCACCATCACCTGATGAGTTGTTGTTACCAAGTACAGACTTAGTAGACCAAGAGCTCCAGTTATATCCCTTTTGAGACATGTGGTATGCAACACGTGCGTTAGTCTCTGCATCAAAAAGGTCGTTTACTGAATTTAACTTAAATGACTTACCGCCTGCAGAATTCCAAGACTTATTTAGACGTTCGTCCATAAGGTCGCCAAGCATGTTAATTTGAAATAGGCCGTAGGATAGGTCTCCACCATGTGGGTTAAATGCGTATGGGCGTCCACCAGACTCAGCACCAGCAATCTTTAATGCGTTTGCTAAGCCCTGTCCTTCAAAGCCTGCTCTTTCCAATACCTTCTTCAGCTCATCTGGGCTTAGCTTAGTTCCGCTTGAGCCCTTAGGGCCTGTAAAGTTTCCATTGTGGTCGTGTCCTGGGTATGCGGCGCCACCTTCATGTCGGAATGGGTGGTTCTTTAACTCATGGTTAGGAACAATAATTCCTGGCTGTTCAGGGACGAATAGCTCAGGACCCTGCTCACCTACAACGTAAGGCATCTTTCCACCAACAGGTCCGCCTTCTGCTTTAAACATTCCACCAAGCAAACCACCTAGCAATGGGCCAGCAGCAAAGTTAAATGCTCCAGATAATATGGAGCCAAGACCGCTATTACCTAGTGTTCCCATACCGCTTTTAACGGCGCTTAGTCCAGAGAACAGCCCAGTAAATCTATCGATTACGTTCATGAAACCTGTGAAGTAACTAAGCACGCGGTTTGCGTATGTAAAAGCGTCAGACATAGCAGGGGCTGCTTGTTGTAAAGTTCTAGTAGATTCTGTAATTCTTTGGCTTAAAGAGCTGACTGCAGGTGTAGTAGCACCATACTTTTCACCAAGTTTTTTAAGGTCTCTTCCAGCAAAAGATTGTCCACCACTTCGAGCTTTAAGTATAAGACCATCTTCTACCTGCTTACGAAGTAGTGGGTCATTGCCAAAGTATTGGTCTAACATAGAAGCAAGAGCGTTACCAGGCTGTAAAGAGATAGTTACATCTTGAACAGTGACGGGCTCATTGCCCATCTTTTCTCTCATCAACTTGTTCCAAATTTCATCAATAATCTGTGGCATAGGTTTCATAGAACCGTCTTCACCACGGATACGGATACCAATACCACGAAGCATATTAACGTTACGACCCTGTTGTAGAGCGCCGTATGCTCTCATTGAGCCTTCAACACCAATACCAGGAGTAAGGTTAGACATCTGGGCTGCGCCAAGTGCTACGTTTGAAAAGTTAGGACCACCAATGCCAAGCTGTCTTGCAGCCTCCATTGCTTGTACAGTGTCAAACTTACCTGTAGTAGTTCCCTCTCGACCCAACTGTTGCAACAAAGCGGTTGCTCTCGCGTAGTCGCTGTTAGGGTCTGGGTTACCTGGAATTAAATTAGAGAAAGGTCTAATTCTTCCACCAGGTTGATAAGATGCCTGCTGCTGGAAGAACACCATTCTTTGAGTAGCTAGTTCATATTCAACAGCTTCTTTTGCTGTAGGAAGTCTAGAGATGCCACCAACAGCGCCGCCCATTAAACCGCGTTGCATAGCAGGGGACATTCCGCCACCGCCACCGCCAGCGCCTGTCGGTGCGCCTGTGTAGTATGTAGGTAGAGGACGATAAGGTTCTATACCAGGAGCATTAAACAGTCTGTTATGCCCAGACTGTTCGTACATGTAACCCTGCGTTGTGTCACCTAGGGTTGTTACATTAAATACTGGTACAGGAGCAACAAGGTTATTACCAGGCTGTCCATAGCCACCGCCACGACCACCTAGGCGTCCCATCGCTCCACCGAGTAGGTTTGACCAACCTCCCGTGTCTTGCTTTAGGAGGTTCATCTCCTGTCGCAGTGAGGACAGGCCAGTTCTTAGGGATGAGATAAACGCGGCAGCGTTAGAGCTGCCCATGTTAAGGTCTTCTCTTGCCATCACTATCCTCTAGGTTGATATCGTTGGGAACGTTCTAACCAGTTCTGTCTTTCACGAACTGATAAGGCGCGTATGTCTGCGAGTGTCCAACCAATAAAAGCTCTTGTTAGAACTTCATACTGGTCAAGTAGCTCTTCGTAATCTGGTTCGCTATATACGAAACAAATCTAGCAAGCTAAGCGGTAGAGAAATATCTTCACCGCATGCCTTGCAAGCTTTCTTCACCTCCCCAAGGCGAGGGCCTGGGTTGCGCTTAATAATCTCGTCGATTACGCGGGTGCGGTCTGCCATACCAAGGGATAGTGCAGTACCAGCTCCAACAGATGGTTCACCGTTTATTGAAACAATACATCCAGATAGTAAGAGTGTATTAATCTCAGCTGATGTTTTGTCGTAGTTTTCCATCAGCCTTTTTTGTGTTATTCCGTTTGGAAGAGCCACAGTTACTTGACCTTGTTTAGTATCCATAACCCATACGCGGTCTCCCACTGGGTCTTTCAATCTAACAACAGGTACATCTTCTGTTAAGTCAATTGTTGTCTCATGCTCGTCTTGGCAAGAGAAACACTTAACCATTAGGTTAGATGTCTGTCCAAATGTAACTCTTCTAATACCTAGAAGAATTGCGTCACGGTCTCCCGATAGCAGCATATCTAGGTCGTCGGCTGTGGCTTCCTTGTCTCCAAGTTTAACCAAGCCTCTGGCTAGTAGAACGTTAAGAGCTTTACCTGAAGAACCTGATTTAGCTACAGCTTCTTCATCTGCCCCTGTTAGTTCCCTAACCTCTGCCGAAGTGTGAAGTTCACCCTTAAGGTCAACAAAACCACCAGGCAGTTCTACCTCAGACTCAGAAGGCGCCCGCGTCTTAATCTTAGGCGCGGGCTCCTCTGAAATCTTTTCAGCAAACTGTTGTAGTAATTGTGCATCGGTAATAATGTCTGACATTTTATACTCCTATTGGTCGGTTTAAAGCTTTCCAGTATCCTTACGAATGTACTTGTCATCAGTAAAGAACACTGACAAACCTTCGTGAACTAGCGACATTGACTCGTAAAGAATCGCTCCGTCAGCAGCATTTAGGTCTGTATAGTTTAGCGTAGTAATCCAAGCATTATGAATCTTGAATCCCATACGTGGGGTGTTGTCATTTACAGTAGTAGTTGCTGAGTTTGTAGCGGTGTTTGGGTGGTCCATTACGTAGACGTTAATGTCTACACGGAAGTTCTTGTCTACTCCACCTTGACGCATTGCGATACCTTCACCTGAAGCTGTAGCAAACAGTCCACGCATCCAGGTAATAGCCTGGTCGTTTCCGTAAAGGACACCACGCTGCATAGTAATTGGTGAAAAAGTAGTCATACCAGGCACCTGGTGTACGGTGGTGTTGTAGCCACCTTCACGGTACTGGATTGACTGTGTGTTAATGCTTAGACCAGAGATTTGTGAGAAACCACCAATCCAGCTATTTGAGACACCAGAGGTTGCTGGTTCTGCGCTTGAGCCAGTTAGGATTTTATCAGTGAACGGTGCGCCACCTTGAGCGGGCGTAAACTGTGCATAAAATCGGAACGAGCGTAGTGGGTCAGTCGCTAACTTTGAGAAGCGATTGATGATACTTGAAGGGGTTGTCATTTATTTGGCTCTCCTTTACGCAACAGTAACGGTGGTTCCACCGTCAAACTGGCCAATTTTGATGATTACGAATTCAGCTGGACGCTGTAGAGCAACGCCAACTTCAATGTTTACTTGGCCTTGGTCGATTAGGTACTGAGGGTTATTCTCAGCATCGACCTTGACAAAGAATGCCTGGCCAGGAGTAGCGCCACGTAGGCCGCCCTGTGACCAGAACTGTGTGAGGAATGAAGATACTGTTGCATCTAGACGACGCCATAGTCCTTCGTTGTTTGGCTCAAAGATTGCAAACTGTGTAAGGTCAGTAAGAGACTTACGTAAGTAGATAAGGGAACGACGTACTGGTACGTACTTATCGATATAACCTGCCTTAAGAGTTCTTGCTCCCATTACAACATAGCCTGAGCCTGGGATGAAGCGAATAGCGTTTACAGGGGCTGCTGCTGAGTTAAGAGCGTCAAGGTTTGCATTTGTAAGCTGACGTGTAGAAACCACACCAGCAAGACGAGCTTGCAAACCAGCAGGTGCCTTGTAAACTCCACGTGAAGCATCGGTTGAAGAAATCAAACCAGCTACAGCTGCTCCAGCACCAACAGTTAAAGTTCTACCAGTGGTAGCGCCTAGTGCGACAGTTGGGTCTGCAATAGTTAGAGGTGGATAGTAAACAGCGGCTAGAGAGCTTGCTGTGTATTGAGCAGAACGAGTTAGCTGGTCTGCTGGAGTGTTGTCAATTCCATCAACCACTACGAATACGTCATCGCGTGATTCAGCATAGCTAATTGCAGCGTTTACAACGTTTGCAGCTGTCTGGCCTGGCAAGTTAAGAACCAAAGACTGGAGTACTGTATCAAATGCTGCAAGTCCTGTTGAGTACTCGGTAACTGAAACAGCGTTTCCAACTGTTCCGCCAGCAAGTGTCTGGTTAACAACAACAGCTGGGTTTCTTGTAGTTCCAGTGTTTGCAGAGTTTAGGTCTGTCAATGTTACGTAGTTAGATGAAACATTAACAACGTTTAGTGCATAGCGTGCATCAGCAACTGTCATAGAAAGCTGAGTAAAGGTTTCTACAACGTTAGAGTCTGTTGTACCACCACTGTAAACAACGAGGTCAAAGTATCCAGTCTCAACAGAGTTAGAGATAGAGATGTTTAAATCGTTACCCCAACGACCAGGATTCTTAGCAGCTACTTGAAGAGTTGCTGAAGCGCTAACAGCTCGGTCATTAAGTGAGCGTGTAGCTAGGCCTGGAGCTGCTGCAATACGTGTTACGTAAAGCTGGCTTCCGCCGTTTGAGAAGAACATATAAACTGCAAGTGGTACAGAGTTATTAGTGTAAGAGTTCCAAGAACCAAACTGTGTTACATACTGGTTCCAAGAGGTTACAAGTGTAGGCGTGTTAATTGGGCCGCGGTCGTCTTCACCAACAAAAGCTGTAATAAACTCTGAGTTGGTGCCAGCGATTGGCTGTACAGGGTTTAACGTTTCTTGAACGTATACCCCAGGGCGTTGAAAGGTCATTTAAATTATCTCCTTAGATAGATTGTACGTGGTTTCCGTTTATTACAAGATTTCGTAGACCGAAGGGATAGACGTCTGGTTGTTTACTGGAAGGTTAATAGTGACACTAGTAACTGCAGTCAATGCTTCGGCCGCTGTTGCTGGTGTCATTTCACTAACCACCCTTAATGTAAAGACGTTACGTAGGAGGCGTCGGTTTCCACTTTCCGCATCCTCAAACGTATCTCGCTTTGCATATCCATCTACGAACATAGACCGCTTGCTGTACTGAGTTCCTAACTCATTACTTACAGGCAGCACGCCGTACTTAGATGGAAACTTATTCCACATTTGAAACAGGATAGCCCTGTCATGTCGTGGGTGTCTTGCATAGGTTGTAAGCTGATAAATAAGGTCGTAAGCAATCGGGTAGTCATACTCGTAAACTAAACCTGGCACAGATGGGATAGTTCCACGGTAGTCTCCATCGTGTAACTTTCCTTGCACCTGACGGTCATTAGCTGGAACAACATCAATCAAATCTATTGTTACAAAAGGGAACTCTTGTGCGCGAGCTTCAACGTCTGGATACCCGAACCAGACCTTTACTGGTCTAGTCTTAATTGTTTCAGTAGGACCGTTGTTTGCAGCGGACTTCTCATCAGCAACCACCATACCTTGTAGGTAGTTCTTAATTGCCTCATCTTCCGCAATAATAAATGGGCTACCCATGGAACACCTCGTCTTCCATAACCATACGGTCAAGTAGCTCGTTGTCTATGATTTCATCCATAAAACCATGTAGGCGGTAATTCAAGCCGCGCATAACAGAGGTTGGGGCGGACTTATTAGGCTCACCGTACTCTAGGTCCCATGCTTTATCAGGGACGTTGTAGTTTAAATTAGAACCGTCAAAGTTAACTGACATCTGGGGGATTACATCAGCTGGCCAGCCAGCAGCCACTGCACGCTCACGAAGAGCTGCAGTCATTTCTAATGAGCCCTCGGAGGCCTTAGCCTCTACGAGATTTTCTACGTTTAGCAACGTGTCTCCCCAGTAGTACGTTTGCGACAGTCAAAGCTCCTAAAGCTGCAGTGACAGCATTACCAGGAATGGCCTTATTAATCTCGCGTCTGAAGTCTGTGTCAGATGCTGATGATACTTTTTTAGGCATGTCCATCCTAGATTTCGCAAGGTACAACGCAGGGGTGAAGCTTTGAATCCCGCATGGATTCACTATAAGGATAAAGCAAAGGGGCCCTTTTGGGCCCCTAAGCGTCTTACTTCTTTTTAATCTTCTTAATGATTTTGGCGTCAATCTTCTTATCTTCAGCCATTGTCTTTGGCTTCTTCTTAGCTCCGTGAGCTTTGTCAGCCTTCTCAAACTTAGCCTTCTGAGCGGGGGTCATACCCTTGGTCATCTTGGCATCTTTCTTTTTATCCTTGGCCTCTGTGTACTTGCCGAAGTTAAAGGTAGCCATTACATGCCTTTCTTTCTAGGCATAGCTGCCTTCTTAGCCTTAGATGGAGCAGCCTTCTTAGCAAACTTCTTGTTAGCAGCAGCTAAAGTCTTCATACCATGCTTGTCTTTTGGCTTACCGCAGCCACAGGTGGCGCACATTACTTCTTCTTCTTTCGTAGGGCAGCGAAGTCTGAACCTTCTAGCTTGCCGTCTTTATCAACATCAAGTTTCTTCTGCTTTGGAGACATGCCCTTTGGAGCCGCCTTTTTTGCAGTCTTCTTGCAGGCACCCTTACAGTTTGGCTTTGAACAGCCACATCCACATGACTTACACATTATTTTTTACCAGCTTTCTTTGTAGTAGGTTTTGCAACTTTCTTCTTGCCAGAGCCTGCGGGTACGCAGTTCGGAACCTTCTTGCCACCCTTCATCTTCATGCCTACTTGAACGTAGCCATCCCAACAAGGGTTCGTATCTTTAGCCATTATTTTTTACCTTTCGACTTCTTAAGTTTAGCAGGAAGCTTCTTTCCTTCAGGGGTGTGCTCCTGCCATTGCTTAGCCATCTGAGGGTGGTTGGCATACATCCAACCCTTCTGGGCCTCAGATTTAAATGGCATTAAACTAGGTAACTTCCGTATAGGTCAAACTTTGATGAGGTTGCCATGTTTGCTGGACTATTGTGGTCAAAAGAGGTGGCTTGTGCTGGGTTACCTGACCAATACCATAGCGTCATGTCTGTTGAACCAGCAGCTGCAATACCTACTAGGTTATAGCGGTTAGAACCAATAGTTAAAGTTCCACGGATTAAAGGTGCATTAAGAGGTGCAACTGGAAGAGTCATTGAGTATTGACCTGTTCCAAAGTTAGTTACGGTGCTACACACAGCAGAGATGCTTAGTTGAACTTGGTCACCAGTCTGTTGGTAATATGCGGTAACTGGACTTCCAGTAAATGTAAGACCTGTTCCAGACCATACTGCGTTGTAAGCTTGCTTTGCTGGAGCTGGTCCTGTTGCACCCGTGGCTCCCGTTGCACCTGTTGGTCCAGCTACTGTGCTTGCTGCACCTTGAGGGCCTGTCGCACCAGTTGCACCTGTTGCACCTGTTGCACCTGCTGGTCCTGTTGGACCAGGTACTGTGCTTGCGGCACCAGTTGCACCAGTAGGTCCTGTTGGACCAGTGGCTCCAGTATTTCCTACACCACCTGGTGCACCTTGAGGGCCTACGCCCCCAGAGTTGGAGTAATGAATATCCATTATCGTATTACTCTCAAAATTGCTACATAAGCTGAAGCATCTGTGTGCAAAACATAAAGCTCATCTTTAGCTGCAAGGTTAGCTACAGTTACCGCGCCACCAGCTACAATGCTCATACCATAAGATGTAGAGGTAACCCCAGCACCGCCTAGGTAGGCAACGCCTGTACCAAGGTTTTGAACTGAGATAGTAATTGAAGTGGCTGTATCAGTTAGGTCTGTTACAGCAACAGGGGTTGTGTTATTAACTGCAATACGTGCGTGTGATATTGCCATAGCTTCTCCTACTTAATATACCCAGCGAGTGCCAGGAACTGTGGGTCATTGACCATTTCGTCGGCCATTACCTGCATACATTCTACAACCAAGAGGGTGAATCTTTCAGCAACAATGCCTGCCTGTTGGATGTAATAAGGGCGGTATACCTGGCCCTTCCATAGGATACGACCACGAGCTTGAAGGTCTGGGTTACCAACAACTCCTGGTGCAATTTTCTCTACATCCTCAGCATTAAGGGTTAGGTGCAGTGAGTCTGCTCCGTAGTAACCGCGCTGACTATTCTTTACAGCGCCTTGTTTAATTACGGCTCTGACAATTGGCAACTCAAATGGGCCTCGCCAGATACGACCACCAGTAGCAGTAGACAAGTCTTGTCCTACATCATAGATAGGGTCAAGTACAGTGGCTTCAGGGTCCCAGATAAACCATTGAGCGGTAGTTCCTACAGGCCTCTTAAGGTCTGCGTCTACGCCTTCTAGTACCTTGTCGGTTTCAAAGTCTGCATCAAAGCGACCGCCTGGTGCGTGAGCTCTCAATCTTCTACCGCCTTCTTGTAGAGTTCAAGGTTACCGAGTATTCGCTCATCTGTAGGGCTCAACTCTGCGGCGATGGTGCCGTATTCAAGGGCCATCTTCTTTTCACCTAACCAGAACGCACATACAGCAGCTAGGTCATACGGAGTAGCACCCCAGGCAAATGCCTCATTTAAATAGTCCATACTTTTGTTTTTAATATTAACTGCCTTCTTAGCCCACATATAGCACTCTTCAATACGGCCGTGGTCATAGTGATACTGTGCCAGCTCTACGTAAGCCTCACGTTTAGTAGGTTCTTCTTGAACAGCAAGTTTCCACCATTTAAGCTTCTCAGCTTCATCTGTAGAACACTTAGCTATGTAACGCATGGAAGAGGACCGCTCTGCTTTCCACAGTGCTTTAGGTAGGGCTAGGTGTCTTTCAAACTGCACCTTTGCTTCCTCTAACTGGCCGTGAAAGAATAACTCACGTGCGTAGTAGTAGGCGTTACGGTCGTTGTGCGGGTCTTCTTCTATAGATAACTTAAGCAGAGGAAGGTATTGACCACGAGACTTGGTGTCATCCGCCTTGTGCCATAGACCCAGTTGACTCCAGTATTCTTTCTCAACTAGTCGGTCTGTGTATAGGCATTCGTGAACAGGGTGTTGCCATCGGTATCCGTGACGTGCGTGAATCTTATCTCCAGCAAACGTTAATCCTGGTGAACCATCTGGGTTAAAGTTCCAAGTGTAGTTGTAGCGTATACGGGTAGAACCTGCAGGTATCTTTTCCATCTCATCTCGCCAGCCTGGTTCGAGTACCTCATCCATATCTAAAGAGATGCAGTAGTCAATATCATCGGGCAGTAGGGCAAGGGCTGCGTTACGAGCGTCATCAAATCTCCATGGACGTACGCTTATTGAGTGGACAGTGATTCCTAGTTCTCTGGCTTTTTCCACAGTACCGTCTGCCGAACCTGTGTCAGCAATCATTAGGTAGTCTGCTTCTTTTGCAGACTCGTACCAACGTTCTACAAACTGTGCTTCATTTAATGCGATGGTGTATACGGCTATTTTCATATATGAATTGTATCCTTAAATAGAAAAGCCCCGCCAGTCCCAGGAGGATGGCGGGGCGATATTTCTAATCTATATTAGAGGAGGTTTGCAAACTCAAGGGTTCCGTAAACAGTTACTCCACCGTCTGGTGAGTAGAAGCTTAGAACTGATGCGTTTGTACCAGATGCAAGAGTTGGAGCAGAGCCGCCATCCCATGTAACGCCGTTAAATGCAACTGCGTTAGCACCACGGTTACGAACCTCAACCTGCCAGCGAGTACCGTAACCAGAAGGCACGCCTGTCCAGTTTACTGTTACTGCGCCAACCAAGTTAGTGATTCGGATGAATGAACCGTTAGTTGGGTTGATAGCTAGTGTACCTGTTGCTGCCGAGAAGGTCTGAAGACGGCCTGTAACACCTACGTTAATGTAAGCATCGTTAGACTGCGCTAGAACTGTTGGCTGTGATGAAATGGCCATGGTTACTTGCCTTTCTTTGAAGGTTCTTCTTCTTCTTCAGCAGGTGCTTCGAGTACTTCAAAGCCAGAGCCGTTCCAAAGTTCTTTTGCTGCTTCTGGAGTGCTTGGTGGGAACCACACGCCATTAGCGCGTGTCCAACCACGTGATGGTTCTGGCTCTAGGCCATCAACCTGCACGACTTCAAAAATAAGTGCAAGAGGTCCAAGGGAATCAATATCCTCAGCAACCTGTACTTGAGTAATGATGTCGTTATCAACGAGTGCGAATTTAGCCATTTTCTATCTCCTTAGAGTGTTGCCTTGTCGAACCAGCGAATCATAGCAAAGCCATCTGCGCCGTTTCCACCAAAGCTCTGGTATCCGTAGTACTGGCAGCCACCGAAGTCAAGGTCAACTACGTCTCCAGCATCCATGTATAGGAGCTCCCATGTTACATCGAAGAACGATGCGTTTGCTGGAGCTGCAAGTGTTTGCCAGAATCCTGATGTTGCACCTGCTGCACCTAGGTAGGTGATGGTGTTTGTACCAGAGAACTGGATATCAAATGGAGGGCGGTCTTCACGAATAATGACGTTCTTGTCATTCTTCCAACGAACTGTTGGACGTACGCGCTTTGGTAGACCAGTGAACTGTGACGATGTAGCACCGCCAGGAGCAGTGGTTAGACGCGCAGCCACACCAGGGAATACTAGTGGAATACGTGGAAGGATTGGGAAGGACTGCCATGAGGTTGTAATCTTTGCGTTACCAGTATCCTGGATGGTTGTACGTAGAACGTTTGAACCATAGAAACCAGCCTGTGCTGAGATTACAGTTGATGCGTTGTAAACAGGGTTCCATTTGAAGAATTCAGATGTTAGCGCTTCGTAGTTCACAGCTGCGTTTGCAGAGTTGTGAGTAATAAGTGTGTTTGGTGTGTTAGTCCAGTTAGAACCACCACCACCGCCACCTGCTCCAGTGTTATCAATAGCATCAAGACCACGAGCGTAGTAATCAGCTGTAGTAGAGGCCTGGGTTGCCAACCATGTTGGAGCACCCTTACCGCCACCATTCTGACCAAGACCAGGTGTAGCTTGGTTAATAGAGTTGTTAGCATTCCAGCCAGCTCCACCGCCGCCACCAGCAACTGGTAGGCCTAGGTTTGAGCCAGAGTTAAGACCAGCAAGAACTTGTCCAGGACCGCCGTGACCAGCTTCACCGTGCATGTGGAAGGCGTTAGTACCAGAGTTCCATAGTGCGTATCCACCTTGGTGTCCACGTAGTGGCCAAGTCTGGATAGAACCACCTGCGGTTGTGCGGTATCCGTCAATAGAGTTACCACCAGAAACACCAGCACCGTAGATGCGTGCAGGCTGACCGTAGCCGCCCGCTCCAGCGCCACCACCAGCAAGGGTAACTGTGGTGTTAGAGTTCTGAACAGCGTGACCGCCGTTGTTACCGCCTTCTAGGCCATACTGCCAGTGTGTAGAGTTAGAGTTAAATGTACCTCCACCTCCACCACCTTCTGCAGCAAGAGTTCCCATTGAAGAAACAATTGGAGTCATGCCTGGCTGACCAGCATAGAAGTAGTTGACGTTATCAACTTCCTTGTATGTAGTAGCAGTTGCTGCTGGCTCTAGCTGTGGAGCAATGATATGGTGTTCAATAGCTGTACCTGTAGCAGACTGAGCGCCGTTAAGGTTCATGATACCGAACTTAGCCCAACGAGCATTTACTGGCGAAGTTGCACCGTTAACTACAAGACGTACTGGGTAAGTAACGGCTGGCATCTGCTGTGTAGCTGTTGCTGCACCAGAGATAGGCAAGAATACGTTGTTACCTTCTGTACGAAGTACTGAGTTGAAGTCAGCATCGAAGTACTCAATGTACGCACGAGTTGGGCGGTACTGGTTAGCTGTACCTGTAGCAACTACGAACGCAGAGCCTGAGTAAGCCACGTTTGGCTGAACGCGTACAAAGCGGTGTGAAGTTTCAAGGTTTGAACCAGAGGTTGAGTTAGTCTGCATGAGCAATGACTGAGCCTCACGGTATACAGGTGGACGCCATGTCGTAGCTGTATTACCAACTTCAAGCTGGATGTTGTCAAACCAGAAGTTTACAGAGCCCTGCTGAAGAACGATTACAGGGTGAACAAACTGTGGTGTTGAACCAAACTGATATACACCGTTAGCAAGTGCAGACGCAATTGTTGGTGTTGTGAATGTTGCTGAAATACGGCGCCATCCTGTTTGACCAACTGTTACGTTTGAACCAAGAATCTGAGTACCACCAGCAAGTGCAAATGTAACAGATGTAGTGCTCAATGGAGCATTAGTTGTCTTGTTAATGCTGATAGTAGTACCAACAACGTTGCTTACGCGGGTATCTGACTGAAGACCAGAGCCTGTTACAACCATACCAATATAGATACCAAAGTTGTTTGCAACAGTAATTGTTGTAGCACCGTTAGCTCCATCAGCAGTTGTTGTGACGTTTCCGCCGTACCCTGCCATAGCTGCTGGTGTTGCCTGACGTACGAAGAACCCGTTAGCCTGACCAGCATCAATTGAGTTAGTTGTACCTGAGTTAGAGCCGCCAGCAAATGCCTGGTTTGAAACAGAGTTCCATGAAGCACCAGCTGAACGAAGCTGGAATAGAACACCTGTAGCAGATAGAACGTCTGTGTTTGCAGATACGTAAGCAGACATTGTGTATGTAGCACCTGGCTGGTATGGGATACCTTGTAGGCCTGCAGAGGTCTGTGTACCGTTTGAGGTTGATGTTGAGTTCATGTTTGAGAACTGAAGCCATGTTGGAGAGCCACCAGAAGTTGAAACGCTGGTGCTAGCAATGAACGCGTTTACACCAAATGCTCCTGAGTATGAAGCGGTGATTGAGGCGTTATTTGCGGTTTGAGTAGCGGCTGCAGAGATTGTAACTGAAGTAGCACTGTCAACGCTCAAAACTACAGTTCCAGTAGCAAACATTGAACCTACAAGGTACATACCTGGATAGATATCTACAGTAGAGTTCATAGTTACTGAAGTTGAAGCTAGGACTGTTGATACTGTGCGTGTGTATCCGCCAACCATTTCTGGAAGCTTAGTTGGTACACCTGTGTTGGTAATTGCAAATGTAGATAGTGCAATACCGTACTGACGAATAAGGTTACCTGAGATAGTCGCTGCATCTTCCAACTGTGCAATGTTTGGCTGCAAAAGGTTGTTAGATAGGTTCTGGAAGTAAGGAGAACCAGCAGTATTACCTGTCTGTGGGTTAGTTGTAATGTCAGAAGCTGCAGATGAGATGTTGTTAAAGAATACGTTAGAAGGACGTACGATAGATTCACCCTGTGAGAAGCCGACAACAGAAGCAACAGTAGATGTGTTAGCTACTGATAGGTTAACTACGTTACCTGAGATACCTACGATGTTAGCGTTTGAACCAAGGTTAGTACCAGTTACACGCTGACCTACTGTAAGGCCTGCAGCGTTTGGATATACAGTAATAGAAGACTGACCTGAGATACCTGTTGCTGAACGGTAGTATGTTGCTGAATCCCATGACTGGACGCTGTAGTCAAAGTCTGAGTTAACAAGAAGGTTAGCAATTGTGATGTTACCAAAAATGGTTGCTGAACCATTACCGCCAGGAAGAGTGTTTACTACGTCAGCAGCAGCGTTAATTGCGCCCTGACCACCCTGACCACCTGCGCCAACTGTTACATTGTAGGTTGTTCCAGGAACAACTGTTAAGTTACGAACGATTACCTGACCGCCTGCGCCACCACCGCCTGCTACGTTTTGGGAACCGCCGCCGCCACCGCCGCCCGCGCCCACAAGGACGACCTGAGCACTGGTTACGCCAGCAGGAGCAGTCCAGGTACCACTGGCTGTGAAGGTGGCCTCTTGAATAAACAAACGACCCGAATTGTCATTCGGGAAGACAATGAAGTCTTTACTTGAGGAGATTGCCATTTATATACCTGTCCTTTTCCGTTATTAAGAAATCAATACGCCTGAAATCAACACGTCTACAGCAGAACCAACGTCTGCGGTAACGGAGATTGTTTCAGCGGCGTTCAAAACTAAGCGAGCATCAAAATTTACAGTTCCATTTGCAGGAACTTGAAGTCCTGAGCAAAACGCAAAACCACCAGCTGTTACTGTTACGGTTCGGGTTGCTGCAGTCTTATTAGCAAGAATTACGTTTGTTACAATTGCAGTGTTACTTGTAGGAACCGCATACGCAGAAGCATCCGTGGTTCCAGCAGTAAGTGCTCTAAAACGTGTTACTGTTGTTGGCATTAGTCGAGTACTCCTATATACGCTAGTACGGTTAAGTTAGCGGCCTCTGCAGCGATTGCAGCGACCTTATTATTTCCCGCAGTGTTAACCGCAGAAACCTGTGTTGTGCCTGCGGAGTTAACAGCAGTAACCTGTGTTGTACCAGCAGTAGTGATTGCTGTTACGCGGTCAGCGGTTGCAGCAACGATGTCATTGACACCCAGTAGGGTGCCCATAGTCTCCAGAGCTTTAGCAACATAGATTAGGTCTTGAGCAGTATACGTACTAGCGTTTAGGCTAGAGGTAATTTCTGACTTAACCGCATCAATTTGCGTACTAAGCGATGTATAGTCTGGCATGTGGGTTTACCTACCTTCCGAGGTCATTAAAAGTATATCGTTTTTAAAAATATGGGCATAGTAAACAGGAGACATTATGCCTGAGCCTCAACCCATGAGATACGAGCGGCAATTGACGATGCTGCTGTACCGATATTGGTAGCCGTAAGGACAATAACGTCTGGTCCGTTTGGATAGCAAGGGCTGGAGACGTTTCCGTCACCGCTGATGATGGAGTTACCAAGGTCTCGGGTAGAGCTAAGGTCAAAGTTTGAGACGTTGAAGTTGGCAGCACCACCACCATTTTCTGAGTAGAAGGACGCAACAGAGTCACCACCTGTGATACGTCCAGAGGCTGTCTGGACGTTACCAGCTCCAGGACCAGAGTTATCAAAGTAGATAATCTGAGCTAGGGAGCCAGAACCCACTTGGTCACGGCCCCAGTCATCTGGGATACCAGTAAATCCATTACGTGGGACGAAGACAGGAGAGCCAGAAACAGCGCCTGTGTTAGCTACTGATAAGGTAACAATGTTAGCTGAAACAGATGCTACCTGAGCGTTAGGCCCAATACCAGTACCAGTAACTGTCATACCAGGGACGATACCGTTTGTACCAGCGGCGTCTGTTACGGTAATAACATTTACACCAACGTTACCAGTACAAGCACGGGAAGCCTGTAGGTTTGCTGGAGTGTAGGTATTATAAACAATCTGGTTAGGGTTAAGAACGGCATCAATACGCATCTGTCCGTTAGTTGTAACTCCGATTGAGTTCATCTGTAGCTGCATGCGGTTAACGAGTTCTCGAACACCGAAGTTACGAGCAATACCGTTATCAACCGATGGGGCTAGACGAAGAGCAAGAAGGGGGCGAGTAACACCAGGTGCGATTGATAGGTTCTTTGTCATACCACCAGTAAAGATGAAGTTCTCATCGTTATCAAAGCGGCCATCCATAATAACTGATGAACCCCAGTGGCTGATGAGTGGTGCACAGTTTTGAGTAATAGACTGAACTGAAACCTGAGCGTCTCCGCCAACACCTGTAATAGATGAGTCTGGAGTAAACACTACTGGAGTTGTAGTTCCACTAAACGTAAACGGCGTGTCTGGGTAGATGTTTGTAATAGATGCACGACGTTCAGCAATGTTAATTGGATAACCACGCTTTACAGGGTCGTATGCACCTACAGAAGAGTAACGCATAATTTCACAGTTTTCGGCGTCACGTACGTATACGTATCCTGAGGCTGGTAAGTTCAAACCGTTCTCAACGTACATAACGGTATCGTTCTGACCAAGCTGTGTTCCAAGAACGCCTGTTGGACCAGCAACCATCTTTGTAAAGATTGATGGGTCGTTTGTAACTTCGTAACGAGCAGGCAAGTTACCTGAACGCTGGTATGCGCCATTGTTAACGTTGTTCTGAGAAATGCGGTGGCACCAAACAATCTTTCCATTAACACCGCGCATGCCGTAACGAATAGTTCCAGCACCGTACCATGTGTAGTCGATGTAAACCATCTGCATACGACCCATGTCTAGCTTATAACCAGATGGACCTTCTCCATCAAACTGGTCAATATTCCAGTCTTCCTGTGGTGTGCGGTCGTTCTGTGTAATAAGGTAACGAGTACGAACACCAGTAGCACCGCGATAAGCAGGTGCAACGTTCATAGAGGTTGCGCTGTTAATAGAGATAACTTTGTAAGAAGAACCCTTGATAACAACGTTCTGTCCGACAGTAAGCTGCTTACGGAACTGTGTGTTAAGTCCTGTAATAAAGCTTGAGTTCTTTGTTACGTTAACGCGACCAATACCTTCTTTTTCTGAGTGGCGGCGAACAGTAAACATCTTCTGACCGTCGTACTCAAAGTAGAAGCCGTTCTGGTCGTCAAACATACCGCAACGAGAAACTGCACCAAACCACTTACGGGCGTGTACGAATACGTTAATACCAGCAGGGTTCCAGTCAATTGATGGAAGCGTCTGTGTAAGAGTAACTGGGTATTCAAAAGTATTAACGTCAATAACTCGGCTTACAGTAAAGTCATTTCCGTTAAATGGGTTGTAACCATATCTAGTTACAACACCTTCAATGTCCACAGTAACGCCTGCTTGCATACCGTGGTCCTGTACAGTCTTAACTGTAACAATTGCAGGTCCTACAGAGCCACCATTAATAGATAGCGATTCAACATCGTATACAGGAGTTAGCTGAGCACCTGTTGAGAACTGAATTCCCTTACCTGACTGGTAACGGAAGTAGCGACGAGTTTGACGAACTGTAGAAGAGCCCATTGAGTTAGTCGCGGTTGAAAGAGAAACACCGCCATCAAATGGACGCTGGATTACGTATCCGTCACCCTTTGTAAAGATAAGTGAAGTAGTTGGAACAGAGATTGCAGACTGCTGACGTGATAGGGCAAACTCAAGAGTCGTTTGAGTAGCGACCTTAGTTACCTGCCAGTTACCATCAAAGCTGTTAGTTCCAGTAACAACGATAAGGTTTCCTGGGAAGACGCCGTGTGGCTGGTCAAACTGAACTCGTACAGTAGAGATTGGCGCTGCGCCGTCTACAGTTGCTCTCCAACGAAGGGCAGTGTTAATACCACCGATTGGGAAGTTACCACCAGGGATGTGGGCGCCATCAAAAATGTCTCCACCGTATACGCTAGTTAGAGTACCTGATGCAACATCTCCAGATACAACACCACGTGCTGTGTACTGGAAAGTTGTAGTTGTAGGGACGTTCTGAACTAGGGAAGTACCTTCTGCAAGGTAGTTAAGGGTTTCCTGAACAGAAACAATCTGACCTGCAGATAGACCGTGAGGAAGGGCGGTTGTTACTGTGATGGTTGAGCGTGGGCGGACACCATCTCCAATAAGAGAAACAACATCGAATGAGTTACCACCAGATGATTTAGCAAAGAATGATGGGTACCCATTTGCGGTAAAGATGGCTTCCCACTTAGAAGGCTGTACAGAGTATTCAAAGTCTGTATCCATCAAAGACTGAGGCTGTGAGGTACGAAGCTTTTGAGCACCATCAATAAAGGTTTCGTCAAAAGTTACCTTCTGGTGCTCGTCATCAACAATAATTTGAATAGTGTCGGTTGAGAGCATGCCTGTTGTATCAACAGAAGCATTTAATTGAATAACAGTTTTTGTTTCTGTATTACCCGTTGGATTAGCGATGTTGTAATCTGGGTAAATGTAACTTACTGTGACAGCCTGAGCTGGGTCAGAGAAGTTAAAGAGAATCTTATTACGTACAGAGTTGACGATAAGGAAAAGGTGAATACGCTTAATGTAGCGGTCAATAGTAACTGTCTTAGTAGTTGGATTAAATACGTAGTATTCAGGCGCAATATTGCGTGCCATTCATTTACCTTCCTATATCAACGTAATCGGTGGTATCACGGTTTGTACCACTGTCGTAAAGTTAGTGACTGCTCCTACTGGAAAATAAATTCCAGTTTGTAGCAGTGCGTCGTTAAGAAGTAGTTGTCCTACTCCACCATCTCCAGCAGGTCCCTGGATACCAGTTGGTCCACGTTCACCTGTTGGTCCTGCGATTCCGTTGACACCAGCTGGACCAGTAGCGCCATTAGCACCTGCAACTCCTGCAGGTCCAGTTGGTCCCGCAATACCTGAGGCATATACTAGCGCATTCCAGTTTTGTGTACCATTTCCGACCTTAAACTTTCCAGTGTCAAGTTCAAGACCTAGTTCACCTTCTGAAAGAAGAGGGTTAGTGGTTGACCACTGTAACGCCGTACCACGACGTAATTGTAATTTAATTGCCATTAGTTACCGCTCACGTCTCCTCCGTTGATAGTTATAACTCCGCCATAATTAGTATCGGGGCCGCCACCATCTACGTTCAATAGTGTAGTGCCTGTAGGGCCTGTTGGACCTAGTAAACCTTGGTTTCCTGTTGGACCAGTTGGACCCGTGTTACCTATAGGTCCTTGAATACCTGTGGCTCCTGTTGGGCCCGTGGCTCCTGTAGGACCAGTGTTACCAATAGCAGCTGCAACAACAACTAGCCAGTTTGCTGGGTCATCTACAGGTGTTATTCCTGCAGTAGATGCGTTGTTTCTACGAACGTAAGTACCTTTAAGTGTTGGCGTATCGTAGAAGACTGCTTGATTAGGTTGGTAACTAATACCTGATTGCCAAGTTCCAACAATTGTAAATGGCTGAGGACCCGTAGCACCAGTTGCTCCAGTAGGACCAGTTACAGAAAGACCTTGAATACCTGTTGGTCCTGTAGGACCTGCAACACCAGTTGCTCCAGTTGGTCCCTGTACTTGACCAGCATTAATCCACTGGTCGCCATCCCAAATAAATAGGTTTCCAGCTACTAAGTATGGGTTACCAGTTACTGGTGATGGAACAGCTGCAGTAAGTTCTTGGAATGTAGTAAACGCGTTAAGGATGTTTAATCCACGTCCTTGTGGACCTGTTGGGCCTGTAACACCTGTAGGACCTAGTGGTCCCTGAACACCTGTAGGACCTGTTGGTCCAGGTGTTGTTGATACTGGACCAGTGCTACCTGTTGGACCAATAGGACCAACAACACCTTGAATACCTTGTGGGCCTTGTGTACCTTGAGCTCCAGTTGGTCCTACAAGACCTTGTGGACCTTGTGCACCTGTGGCACCCGTTGCACCTTGAATTGCACCAGCGCTAATCCACTGTGAACCGCCCCATACAAATAGAATACCGTTGATTAAGTAACCGTCACCAGTTGCACCAACAGGTTGAGCAGCTTGAAGTTCTGCTAATGAGTTGTAAGAACCAAGAACATAGATAGATGCACCAGCAGGTCCAACTGCACCAGTCGCACCCGTTGCACCTGTAGCACCCACAGCACCCGCTGCACCAGGGGTACCAGCGTTTCCTTGAACACCCTGTGGACCTTGTGCACCTGTGGCACCTTGTGGACCAGGGGCACCAATTTGACCAGTCGCTCCTGTTGCGCCAGTTAAACCTGTAGGACCTGTAGGACCAACAAGACCTGTTGGACCTGTTGGGCCAGCTACTGTAGAAGCTGCACCAGTCGCGCCTGTAGGACCCGTTGCACCCTGTGGACCAGCTACAGTAACATTAAAGATTGCATTTAAAGTAGCGTTATCTTGAGATACTACGTATAGAGTAGATGGGCCTGTAAATGGAACATCCCAGAAGATAGTTCCAGACGCAATACCTAGGTTAGTAAATCCATTTGTGTATTGAGTACCAGCGTCATAAGCGCCTGCGGTTGTTTGTACTCTAAATCTATTTCCAACTGTATCAACAGTTATACGGTAACGAAGTCCGCGAATAACAGTAATAGTTGGGTTTACTACACCATTAATAACATAATTAGGGGTAGCATCGGCAGTAACTGTTAAGTCAATACCGCCTGATATACCCGCAGGACCTGTAGGTCCTGGAATTGTAGAGGCAGCTCCTGTGGCACCTGTAGGTCCTGTGACTCCTGTTGGACCTCTAAAGCCAACTTCACCAGCAATAGTAAACTGCCAAGAGCTGAAGATTTCTCCACCAGTACCTTGGAAAATGTTTACATCTAGAGTTATTTGAGCGCCGTTTACCGCTGTAACAATTCCATCTAAAAATACGTTGTTGTTTGCTACAGCTCTAACGATAGAGTTAACAATAAATGGGTGATTAGCAACGCTAAGAGTAAATGTCTTAAGACCAGTTCCTAAAGTAATTGGGCTTACAGATGTGATACCAGCAAAGCCTTGACCAGCTGGACCCGTAGCACCTGTTGGACCAACAGAGCCTGTTGGACCTACGTTACCTTGAAGACCAGAGAAACCACGTTCACCTTGAGCACCCGTTGGTCCTTGTGGTCCTGCAAAACCTGTTGGACCAGTAGGTCCAGTTGGGCCAGTATCACCTTGAGGACCTTGCGAACCTACGAAACCTTGTGTTCCTCGTGGGCCTGTTGGACCAGTAGGACCTGCGGTTCCTGAAGGACCTGTTGGACCTTCTAGATTACCCACGTTCTTCCATGCGGAAGTAACAGTATCCCAAATAATTAAGTTACCGTTTGCAAGTAACCATGCTTCGCCAGCTACACCTGTCGGGCGTGCAGCTTGTAGTGCAACAAGTGTTTCATACTCTCCAAGAAGGTTTAATCCTTGACCAGGGGCACCAGTAGGACCAGTAGCACCAGCTAAACCAGAAACACCTTGAGCACCAGTAGCACCAGTAGGGCCTGCGTTTCCTTGATTACCTTGAGGTCCTGTAGCACCAGTTCTACCTGTAGGACCTGTTGCTCCAGTTGCACCTGCAGGAATATTTAAAGTATCAAATACCCAAGCGTTATTGCTGCGACGGTATAGACGTAGCTGTGTGGCGTTTCCAGTGATGCGGACAAAAGCCCAGTTAGTTGGAACTGGACTTGGGTTAGCAGCTTGAAGGTCAGCTAAGGTGTCATAAATACCAAGGTAACGAGAGTAATCTCCCTGAGGACCTGTAGGACCAGTCGGACCTGTAGGACCAGTCGGACCATTTAAAGGACCAGTAGGTCCTGTAGGTGTGGGGTACCAATTATTGTTATCTGGCGGAACTATAATAATGTCTGGCATATCACTCCACCGTTGTCACTTGCTGGGTCACGAATGTCTGTCCTCTTAAGAAGGTTCTTTGGAAAGTGTTATCCACAGATGATGTGGCTTGTAGGTCCCAAAAACCTCTGACTGGTAGATAGCGTGTGTCCTGTTGTGGTAGCGAAATTCTGATACGTCCAGTCTGAACGTCCACAATTGTAACATTGAAGGCTACCCACCGAGTAGGTGAATTTGGGTAAGTTCTAATCTCTGCAGAAAACCTTAGGTTAGTAACAGGTGCTCCTAGGATAAAGTCCTGTGAATAACTGTCTCCCTGGTTCATAACAAGGTCTTGAACTTGAATAGTAGATGGGAAAGTTTGTCGACCAATCATGTCGTTCTGTATATACACGCGCTCTGGCTTACGGCCATCATCAAACTCTTGTGGCATATAGATAGGAACAAGCTTATTAGTACGCTTAGAGGCACGACGAAGGTTACCAACTTGAATACGCCATAGACCTATATTTAACTGAGCGCATAGAGAGCGATACTGCTCTTGACGCTGTGCAATCATGCCTGTTAATTGAGCATAGCGTTCGCTTCGTGGGATTACTACACCGTCTGGGGCTGTGATGTTAATGTCAAACGCCGCATCTGTAGCTAGAACCCAAAGAGCTTCAATAGTAGCTAGGATAGCAATTGGATACTCTTCTACCGCAGGTAGGGTTGCTATAGTAACGCGGCTACCGTATGCGTCGGTTCTTTCATATGTGTGCTGCTCAATAGCTGTGTTAATAAATCGAGTGATATCTGCGTCTGAGAAATAGCGGAATGCAGTACCGTTTACCTTAAGCTCTTCCCCAGCAGCAATTGGGGTTTGAAATCTAAGAATGCCTGTATCAACCTCTAGATGGTAACCAGTAGGCGCAGGGATAAATGTTCTAGATACTGTGACCAGCAAAGTAAATGGGTCTACAGGTTTTGCATTTAAATAGTACTCTCTAGTAACTCCGTCGCCAGTAGCCCGAAATTCAAACTCGCGAGGTTGGTCACCGAGCTCAAGACGAGTTCTAGATGTCAAATCCGACAACAGGGCCACTAACTACTCCTAACGATAGTAACGAAAAAGCGGGCAAACCTAAGTGTGCCCGCTGATTCGCCCATTAAATGCTAGATAACTCCAGCGAGGTAACCCTTTTCCTGTAGGTGTTGGGCTACATGCTTGGACACTTTGTACTTCTGTCCAGCCTTAAAGCTATAGAAGTTTCCTACTCCTAGAGTCATGTTCTCGATGTCTTCTACGACACGGATTACAACTGAGTCTTCTTCTTTATTAGCGACTACAGTGATGGAATCCTCAATAACAGTTGCTCTATTTGGAATAGTAGCGTCTACAACTTCATCAAGCTTAATTTGGGCTTCAGCGGATGCCATAGACATTTCTGCTGCGCGTGCCTGCAGAGCGTCTGAATTATCAGCAATCTGTTGTGCACGAGCGCGGCCAGTAACGTCCTGGGGTTTTACTTGTCTTGCCATGTATATTCTCCTAATTAGTATCTGTTGAGTGGGCAGTTTTTAGACGTGCCCAGGTCTGTGGATTAGTTGGTTTCTGCAATAACAACAGACTGGTCAGTAATAAGACCAAGACCGAAGATTGAGTACCAAGCAAGTGCGTGCTCACGACCGAAGTCAAGAATACCACCGTCACGGAGTTCAACTGGTAGAGAGATTGCGTGACCGAATGCGTTATCTCCAATGAAGATAGCGTCGTAGCGGTCTGATGCACCATTACCTGTGAACTGTGCTGGAGTGATGTAACCTCCACCAGGTGTAACAGTTGGGTTAGCAACTGCTGAATCAGCGGTGTAGTTAGTACCAGCACCACCAGTTACCTTACGTACCTGTGTTGTTTCGATGAATACGCAGTCGTACAAACGACCAACTTCACCGAGCATGAAGTTACCAGGAGCAGCGTACTTAGTTACTTCGATAAACTCTGGGTTATCACGAAGCTGACGGCTCTGGTGTGGGTGGATAAACGCAACGTAAGTTTCGCCCAAACGTGGGATGTTCTTGGTTGCGAGTGTCTCAACAACGTCCTTAACTGTGTGTGGTGTAAGGTAGTTTCCGCCAGTCATGCTTGCGCGGTTTGTACCCTTAGTACCATATGCATACCAGTTGTTGACTGCTGAAAGGTTAGAGCGGTCTTCACCGTAGATGGTTGAAGTCGCTGCATAAAGTGTGTCGCGTGATAGCTGGTCTAGGTAGATAGCCATGTTACGACCGAGAAGACGTGAAGCAGATGCCATTACGTCATCGAATGAAGCGTTAAGCAAGAGCTCTGATACAGCAAGAGCATAACCATGCTCTGTTACTGTGATTGAGAACTGCTGTGCTGTAAGCGCGTTTGTCTGCATACGAACACCTTCGACAAGTGCGTTAGCAAAGCCGAGGTTGTTGTAGCGGAGGAAGTTAATCTGTAGACCAGGTGCAACACCAAGTTCAGTCTTCTTGACTGCGAACTGCTCAAAGCGAAGGATAGGCATTGCCTGGAAAAGGATTTCCTTTGACCAGATTGTCTGAATCGCTTGAGTCAACTGTGTGTTTGTACCTGAGTACGCTGTTGGGGCTGCGGCTAGATTGCCAGTACCCGTAATACCAGATGCCATTTTAGTTGTTTACTCCTTGTAGGTTGGATTTGGGATTGTGGGATTTACCCGAACAAGCCGCGAGACTTACCGCGAGCAGTAGCGCTCATGATACGTTCTCTGTATTTTGCATAATCATTCATCGACATTGACTGAATATCTTCAGCCGTTAACGCACGTTGCTCCGAATTGTCGTCCATTGGTCCGAGCGGGGGCGTGGTTACCCTTGTCCCCGTCATTTCTTTACGCGCATTTTGCATTGCAAATTGCGCCGACTCAAGAATCTTGTTTGAACGTTCTTTCAAACCCTCAATACTTGCTTCTACTTCTTCGCGGGTATTGCCGCTAATTAGGTCTACAAGTTCTGGGATAATGTTTTCGCGTTCTGCTTCTACACGTTGTGAACGGTAGTTCTGCAGGTCAGCAAAAGTTCTTTCGCGTTCCAGAAGAGCGAAGGCACGTTCACGTTCTTGACGCTCACGCTCCAACTGCTCCTGCCACTCTGCTTCCTTAGTCTTAAGCAAAGTACGAACATCCATGTCACTTTCAAGAGCTTCCTGCTGAGCCTTAGCTTTTGCTTCTGCTTCTGCAGCACGTGCAGCAAGTTCTGCTTCACGCTCTTTCTTAATGCCATCTAGTTCTTCCTTCAGCTTATCAATCTGAGGGTAGAGTTTTTCCTTCTCCTGGCTACGAACTTTAACCAGGTCTTCTTCCGTATAAAATTTGGAAGTCGCCTTAGTAGTAGGTGCGTCAGCAACAACAGCGTTGTTTGACGACTCAGCTACGACTGGAACGGTTCCTGCTTCAGCTGCAAAAGCCTCTGCATTTAGTCCTGCTGTTTCCATACAAGATTCCTTTTTCTCCTAGGGGTCGTTTTCCGAATGCCCTTACGGGCGTAACACATATGACCAAACGTTGTATATATTGTCTTTGTTAATACAAAAAATGTCAGGGTAAACCTTTATTTTTCGTACTCTTCTGGTACGCGCCTCTGTGGGAGGACCGTGCCATAAGCTTCTGTGACCAGCTTGTTACGAAGGTCGGCTTCACCCATATCGGCAGCCATTAGCGCTTCATCTATTGTTGCTGGTAATACGGCTGGAGCTCCAGGAGCGCCAGCTTCACTTGGGGCACCAGGGGCACCACCAGTTTCTGGATTAGGCATAGTGCCTGTAAGTTCAGCAATTTCTTGTTCAACCTGCGTTTGTAGGAGTCGTAGTGCCCCATCAGCCACAGCATCATCCATAAGTTCCTGACGAATTTCATTGAGCTTATCGCTTGGGAAAGACTCCCCAAGTGAGCGGAGTGCCCCTTCTTTAGACTCAAGGCCTAGGGACAGCATAGATTGAACTTCATTAAGTGCAATCAACTTATCCAATGGAAGAGGTTGTGGGAAATGTACATATGTTTGGTATGTGAGTGGGTCGTTAGGGTCTAAGCGGTCAACCTGACCTGTCTTAAGCTTTACGTTGCGGCTAGGGTCCCAGATAAGCATCTCTGGTTCTTTTACAGCAAGGCTGCGAATAATAAGCTGATTAATAAGTTCTAGTCCACGTGCATATTGAATAATCTTCTGATGGTAACGATTCATCAAAGGCTGGAACATAATCGAAAGGGCTACCCCTGATGTATTAGAGATAGGCTGGGCCTGACCAAGTGCGGTCTCAGGTACACCAACCATTTCATGCATAGACTTCTTTAGCATAGCTAGGAAGTCCATAGCACCCTTTAAACCTTGTGAGCCACCTTCTAGGTTTTCTACCTTCGCGTCTTTTGGTAGACCGCCCCAGACTTTGTTAGCGCCTTTTTCCAATTGTGAAGCTTTGGCACCAATGATGACTGTGACGGGAGCAGCATGATAATTAACGATGTCAGCGATGTCAGTAGCAGTCTCGTTATAAGTACGGTTAATATTAATAATATCGAAA